TATATGACTATAAAGAAATGTTAAAAATGCCATCTAAAAAAGCCGAATTTCTAACAAAAAGAATGAATCTTCCAGCTAGAAATGAAGATGTGACCGTTGCAAGTTGGGAAAACATCCAAAGAGCTTGTTACATCGACATAGAAAAGAAAATTGAAAGACCAGTTCCCGATGACATTGAAAATCATCCATGTGTTATAGGAATCGATTATGCAGATATACGTGACTTTGCATCTGCAGGTGTTCTTTTCAAAATCGATGATGAAATCATTTGGAGACAAAAGACATGGATATGTAGAAACAGTCCATTTTTTGAATCAATCAAGTTTCCTATGGTAGATAATCAAGGCAATGAAGGGTTTACTGATTATGAAATCGTAGATGAAAAGAGTTTATCTGTTCATGCTATTGTTGATTGGTGCGTTGAAAAGATGTTCCAATACGATGTAAGAAAAATAGTTATGGATATGTACCGTTTTAAACTGTTTAGAGAAGCATTTGAAAGCAGAAATATATCCATTGAATCTAAAAAAGAACCCGATGGGCTGGTAAGAATGATTAGAAGTGTCGGAGCTATTAATACAATCGTTGCTCCAAGTGTCGAAAAAGCATTCAGCGATGGAAATATCAATTTTGGAAACAGTGCCATCATGCGATGGTATACAAATAATACATCCGTGAAAATGGATAAGTTTGGGAACAAATCTTATGGAAAAATAGAGCCGAAATTAAGAAAAACAGATGGCTTCATGGCATTTACGTGTGCAATGTCAGCGGATGATCTATTAAATGAAATGATTATTTTTGTATAAATCAAGGAGGTGAGATAAAAAGTGTTCGATATTGTAAAAAGATTATTCAACAAAGAAGGTCAGCTTGTTGATTTATACATTGATATGATGACCGAAAAGAATCGACTTTCTCAATTGGCTTTAGAAATTGGATTTAATAAGATTGCGGATACTGTTTCTAAATGTCCTATCGATGTCTATTCAAGTGATAGAGATAGAGGTTTAACGGAATACGCTTTGAATGTTCGACCGAATCCAAATGAATATGCTACTGATTTTTGGAAACAGGTCGTATTGCAAATGTGTAGTAATTCCAATGGGTGTCTCGTTGTTCAGATGAGAGATAATTCTATTTATCATGCAGATTCCTTTACTGAATCAAATAGCGTCTTGAAAGAAAAAACGTATTCTAATGTCACTATTAGAAGCGGAAATGATGTTTTGACACTCGATAGAATCTTTACAAAGGATGATGCAATCCATTTTAAATATAAAAACGATAAATTATTAAGTTATTTAGAGAAAGTCAATGAAGAAAATGCAGTTGCATGGGGAGTCATGCTGAACGGATTGAAATCTAAGGCAGGAAAATATAAGTTAAAAACTCCTGCTAATAATAAATTGATAGATTCAGAGACATTGAAGCCTATGACAGCAAATGCTTATTCAGAGAAGATTAAAAAACAGCTTTCCAGTGCGGATATTACAGTTATTTTAGCTGCAAATGGAGTTGATATAGAAAACATTGAAAATAAGTCTTCTCTAAGTGCAAGTGATTTAAAAGCGCTTAAAGATGAAGTGTTTACAAATGTAGCGATTGCTCTAGGAATTCCAAAAACAGTATTTTATGGTGAGGTCACTGAAAAAAGTGATGCAAACAATGAATTTATCACATATGCATTAGATCCCGTTTTTGAAGAACTCAATGATGGAATGAATGCATGTTATATTTCAAAAGAAGCATGGTTGAAAGGCGACAGGATTTTATTCGATACGAGTTCAATCAAGCATATTGACGTCATCGAAAGCGCTGGAAATCTTGACAAGCTTTATTCAAATGGGTGGAGTCATAACGATATCTTGAAATTATTAAAAAAACCACCTGTCCAAGAGGAGTGGGCGGATGCGAGAAGATTTACCAAGAACTATGCTGAAAACATCGATTCAACGAAAGGAGGTGATGGATAATGGATAAATTTTATCAGTTTACAAAGGTCAATGAAGAAACAACAGAGCTTTATATTTTTGGAGATATCACCTCTTTAGCGTGGTATGAAAATGATGTATCCGCTTATGATTTTGCAAAAGAATTAAGTGAGATTGATACAGCAAATTTAAATGTAAGAATCAATTCTTACGGTGGTTCAGTTTCTGAAGGTTTAGCAATCCATAATCTTTTAAAATCATTTAAAGGAAATGTTACAACGGTATGCGATGGATTTGCGTGCTCAATTGCATCTGTCATCTTCATGGCAGGAACAAAAAGAGTGATGAACAAAGGTTCATTGCTGATGATTCATAATGCATGGACGTACGCTTATGGAAATGCAAAGGATTTAAGAAAGCAAGCGGATGATCTAGAAAAGATTACCGAGCCATCTATTCAAATCTATCTTGATTCATCTAACTTATCACGTGATGAAATCGTTTCTATGATGGATGATGAAACATGGATTACAAGTGATGAAGCAATCAAATATGGCTTTGCGACTGAAATCAAAGATGTAGATCCTGGTGCTAATCAGTCTAAAAACAAAAACTATGTACAGTGTCAAATGATGTATAATCAAGTAGTTGCTTTTAAAGATTTACAAAAAGAAATGAGTAAATTAAATGAAAAGCTTGATACTAATGAAAAAGAATTGAATAAGACAAAAGAAGCATTGGAAGCTGAAAAGGCAAAACAAGAAGAAAAGCCTTTGAGCGGATGGGATGCTTTTTTTAATACAAAAA